ACCACTAAAGAAACTAACTAAGTCTCTTTTAAAATCATTGTCTTCAACAAGATTAATAAAACTAGAGTCAGGTGCTTTTTGTACGTAAGTGCTCATTATAGATTATACTCTTCGTCAATAATATCTTGGTCAGAAGAATTAGGAACTGTGTCTTCTGGATTTGTTACTGTTGGTGTTGGCATAGTGTTAAAATAATCTACGTTTGCTATATCTCTTAGCTGTAAACCCTCAGTGCCGACAAGAGATACTACTTTATTAACTATTTCATCTATAACAATGTTAGGGCTTCTTGATCTTAGTGGATCAGTTACTTGTTCTATATATCTAGTTTCAGCCCTATCAATAATTCTGTCTGCCGCTTGTGGATTTGCAAATGTAACTGTGTCTTCTGCAGCGTTATACTGACCACCTAGTTGAGCAGCAAGTTGTCTTTCCATGTTCTTTCTGGCTGAACCTATATCTGTTAGATCTAAATCAACCAAAGCTCTTTTGTTAATATCAAAGACACTTATGTTTGGAGCTACTGCACTAGTAGTCTGAGGTGTTTTCATAAACGCAGATATAGCTTCGTCATACTCATCCAGTGATGTAGCATGTATAGCTTCCACTAGTTTGTCAGAACTAGGATCTTCTGCTGCCCCTAAACTAAAAGCGTACTTCATAGCTGCACCTACTTTTTCAGGAGGTACACTTGCAACAATAGCTTCACTAAATCTTTTTAGTCCTGTTTTGTTTATCTTCTTATCAGGATCTTCAGACTGCTCTATCTTTTTTAAATAACCTATGGTGCTCGACAGTTGACCAGTAGAGTACAAAACTGCAGCAGCCTCTTCATCAATATGAAATTTATCTGCCTCAGCTAAGAGCTTTGCTCTTTCTGCCCTAGCTTCTTTTAGTTTAGCTCTTTCTTGAAAACCTGCTTTCAACATATAGTCTTGAAGCATACCCTGTTTTGCTTTGAGGTACTCTCTGTTCTCTTTCATGGTATCTGCTAGATTGCCAAAGAAAGCACCTGCCATTACTGTTCCTGTTACCATCTATACTACCTCGCCATCAAACCTTTAGGTTTTTCTTCTGTTGCTTCTTCTACTGGTTCTTCTTGCATAGACTCAGAAGCTTCTTTTAAAACTTCGTAACCCATGTCCATCTCTGTTTCAGGTGTTGCTTCAACTGCGTCAGCAAACATAGAAGCACGTTCAGCCATACTTACTTTATCAGGTTCAAACATTTCTTTATATTCTATACCTGCCATGTCAGCAGCTTTCATTATAAAGTCTCTAGCAATAGGTTCAACAATAAGACTTACATCTATACTGTGAATACCTGAAGCCACAGCCCCTGACATCATTGCCTCAGAAAGTGTTTTAGCAGGAATGCCAAACTCAAGAGCATCCAACACGTTGTCTATAACTTCCTCTTCTGAGATCCTATCTATGTGGTATTTAACAGCATCATTAGGGTCTGTTATTTCTGCAGGTCTTTCCCAAGGATAATTCTTAGGTGTGTCTGTTAAAGACTGTCCTGGTATTGCTGCTCTAAGTGCCGCCTCTGTCATACTAACCTCCACGAACCTCGTTAATTATTGCGTCTAACTTTTTATCACTAAGTTTTTTGAAGCCTTCCCACTCATTTCTCATTTCTTTTCTGGCCTTAGTTATAGAGTAGGATGGTTTAACCCTTCTTTCTGCTAGATGAATTGCTATCTTATCTTGAGTATTTTCATCAAATAGTGTGTCATCATCTATACCTATTTCTTTTAAAATATTTCTATCTTTTAAATCTCTGAGAGTAGCACCTACCATTTGATATTTTCCAATAGCTGTAGTATCTTTACCTTTTGCAAGATTAAACCTATGGAATTTACCATTCTTTTCTATCAAGTTAAAAACTTCTTTCATTGACATGGTAGTTATATCTACATCTTTAAATGGTGTATTTTTTTCTTCAGCATTTCCAAAAAGAGTTCTGTAACTTTCTGCTTCTACATCAGATAAAGCTTCTCTAAATTTAGATCCTTGAAAAATAAAAGATGGTAGGTTTCCACCTGCTGCTCTATTTTGATCAAGCTCTTTAACTCTTTTATCTTGTTCTTCTTTAGAATCAAAAGCAACATCTATATCAACGCCCTTGTAGTAGTCAGGAACACCGTCAGATAATCTATCTCTAGTTTCTTTTAATTCAGGAGATTCATTTTCACTAGCAAAAACTTCTCCTAGTATCTGCCCCCACCCACCTGCAAAAGCAAGGTTATCATCAGACCCACCTTCTTTTGATGCTTTCTTAGAATCATTTTGCATTCTCCTTACACCGTCTTTAACTTCTTCAGTACTAGCAATTGTAGTTCTTTCTGCAAGACCTCCTTTTGACTTGCGCTTTTCACCAGGCTCTCCTAAACCTAACTCAGGATTATACTGTTCAGCTAATCTTCTTTTTCTTCTTCTATCTTGTTCAGGTGTTAACATATTACATTCCTAATTTAAATTGGTAAAGGTATAATTTTTTTAAATATTTCACCTAAGAAATTACCTTTTGATTGAGCAGCACCTATCTTAGCCTGTAACTCTGCAACATCTATATTATTATCTCCTGCCATCTTTTGAAGTATAATACTGTTAGCTCTGTCAGAGTTACCCTCTGATACTTGAAAAGCCATAGACAATATATCTCTTTCTCTTTGCCATATCGCATCAAGGTTGGTAGATGTTAAAGCATTTATAGTTTGAGCAAAAGCCATGTTACTCTCATTCTGAGTAGCGTTGTTGATGGTTGCTACATTCTGTCTCCACTGAGCGTTAGCCTGTGCTATTACGAGACCATTCTGTGCGTTAAATAAATCACGTTGCTGTTGTAACCCAGAGTTAAACTCACGTAAAGAATTAACACTGTTAACGTTAAACTGATCCATAGCGTTCTGCTGTGTAGCGTTAAACTGTGATGTCTGACTAGACAGACTGGCAAAGAATTGATTCACTTGATTTTCATTTGCTGCGTTAAATTGAGCAAAAGCATTTTCTGCAGCAGCATCAGTAAACAAAGCCTGAATGTTTTGCTGAGACTTAAACATTTCTGTTTGCTGTCTGTTAGACAAGTTAGCCATATCCATTTGCAAAAAGTTCTGAGAGTTTTGCACAGCAGTCTGCTGTCTGTTTGATAGGTTAGCCATATCAAGTTGTGACAACGCAGCAGCCTCTGCCATTACCATAGCTTGTTTGTTAGATAGGTTAGCTAACTCCATAGTGTTTGCTGCACGAGCATCCTCTAGAGCTATCTGCTGTTCAGCAGTAAAATTCATGTTAGCTATATCAGAAATCTTAGATGCGTTAATTACACGAGCCTGAAATGCTTGGTCAAACTCCTGACCTATAAACGTAGCACGTTGTTGAGCAGCAAGCATTGCACGTTGCTGTCTGTTAGACAAGTTTTGTGCTTCAAACTGTGCCTGTGTAGAGGCATCCATCTGAGCTATAGGTAGCGCAGACTCCATAGCAGCCTGTATAACAGCTTGTCCTGCTAAACTAGATGCACCTAGTCCACGAGCAGCTAGTGTAGCCATAGCTTGTCTCATTGATCCTGCAGCCCAAGGTGGTGTGTTACCTCCCTCAAACTGATTCATAAGTCCTTCTAGTTGACCTGCAACCGTAGCCTGTTTAGAGGGTGTAGCTTCTGCCGCTTGTATTGCTTCAGTAAATGCAGCAGCAGTTTCAGCGTTAGCAGCACCAGAAACAAGCTCACTTTCACCTGTCACAGGGTCTGTTTCTAATTTTCTAGGCTGAGGCCCATCTACTTTTATAGCCTCTCCTTTTGCAGCCTCTAATCCTGAAACAGAACTTGTTTCCTGTTGGGCAGCTTCTATTATATTTGAGACTTCACCTTGGGCTGCTTCAAGCTTATCTGTTTCTGCCTGTACTTCGGGAGCTACAGCAGTAGCGTCAGCAGTCACTGCCCCTACGTTAGTAGGCATCTCTGCTAATTGTACTGTATCGACAGTAGCAGCATCAGCCATAGGAGCGACAGGTGTAGTCTGACCTGCATCTACTGGTATAAACTCACCTGAAGTAGGCATTATCATACTTGTAGTAGCCTGTATAGGCTGCATAGTTTGATTAACTAGATTTTCACTCATCTGAGCCATAGGGTTTGCAGGTGGTGTAGTAGTATCTGCAGGTGGTGTAGTAGTATCTGCAGGTGGTGAGGTTAACGTGCCCTCTGAAGCACCCATACGCATACCACTCATGTTTGTCATAGCTTGTTTGTATTTACCCATACGTGCAGCAGCAGCAGGGTTAGCTTGTAAAAAGTTATCAAGCTGTTGAGGAGGACCGTCAAACCCTAAAAACTTTTTAGCTAGTGTAACATCTCCACCTTCAAACATTGCTATTGTAGAATAAGGGTAAGGAACGTTGTCAGGGTTTCTTGGTAATTGCACTTGTACGTTAGGATCACCTTGTGATTCAGGTGTAGGTGTAGGTGTAGGTGTTGTTTGTTGTGGGTTTGTACCCTCTTTAAAAAAACCTGGTGGTACGTAAGTAGTAGGTCTACCATTAAACTCAGTAATAGGAATACGTTGCCCTAGTTGATTTACGTAGTACACTGTTTGATAACCAGATGTATACTGTTCTCCTAATCCTGGAGCAGTAGTAACAAGTGTTTGAGGTACAGCACCTGCAGTACCTGCATAGTGTGTTTTATAGCTTACCTGTGAGGGTACAGCAGAAAGACCTGCAGTCTGTGTTGGTGCAGAGAAGGTTCCTGTTGAAGGAATTTGAGTTCCTGAGCCAGGAATTGTAGGTGTTACACTTCCAGGATCTGATTGATATGTTACAGGAGCTACCTTTTGTACAACAGTCTGTGGAACAGAGGGATTGATAGGAGCTACTTCATCAGCCTCTAATTCTAAAATTTCAGTAGAGGGAACAGTAGGAACAAAATCTCCACCTACTTGTGGTCCTGTTGGTCCAGGTTGTGTTGGATCTGCAGGTTTAGGAAGATCTGGCTTTGGTTCTACAGGAGATGGTAATGGAAACGAATCTAGTATGTCTAGCGGTATTTCAACTGGTAGATCCACTGGATCTCCTGGTACAGGTGTTGGATCTGGTTGAAATGTATCTACTACAGGATCTACCACAGGATCTACAACAGGATCTACAACAGTATCGCCATTTATATTGTAACCGTACTTTTCTAATCTATCTAATACTCTTTCTTGTTCTCTTATTTGGGCTTGTCGCTCTTGGTAATTTCCTTTAAAATCTGCAGGATCAGTCTTTAAAAAAGTATCTAGCCGTTCTGCTGCTCTTATTTTTCCTGCATTCTCAGACCCTGAATCAGATGCTCTGGTAATAGTATTAAAGTCACCTGTTTTTATAGCCTCTAACTGTGCAATTTCTCTAGCTGCAGCAGCAGCTTGCTCTTGTTCTAACTCTCTATCACTTTGCTGTTGAGCTTGATAATTTTTAGCCATACCTTATTCCTTATTTACCCATTGTCATCCACACTGCACCTGCGATAAACGTCAGCAGTGCGACAGTGGTTACTTTAACTACAGTTGACCAGACAGACTTACGTGTGTCACGCCATGCCTCTAGTAAACTTCTCATCTCTATAATATCTCTGGCTGCGTCATCGTCAAGTAACCCAATAGAACGTAGTGCCTCTTTAGCACCACGCCTAGCTGCGTTGTCTAGCATTGTCTCTATCTCTTCTGGGGTAAGCTTGATGTCACTCATAGTTTAACTCGCAAAGCCTAAAATGTCAAGTGTTATCATGGTGCAGTAGGCCAATCGGCATCTTCCAAATTAGGCCAGTTACTATGAGTTGGTAGATCACGTAGAGACTGTCTGTAGGTCTTCATGTTG